GTTCGTTAACTATAAAATTCTTTCCAATCAACACCTTATGGGTATTCTCAGAACGATTACCAATTGAAAATGGAATATCTCTAAATGATTTATTGCCAAGTTTTACATCAAATAAAACAACTGGTCTTTCTTCAGTATTACCCGCACCCAAATTGATTGTAATATGGTCTGAAATTTCTTTAGAAACTGGTTTATTATCAATAGTTCTAAAACTTACTTGATTACCATTAATCTGGATATCGGAACCATGAAGAACATTGAATGCTCCATTTCCTGTATCTAATTTTGCGGAAATGTTTCCAACTCCATCAATATAAATGAACTCTTCCAAACCGAGAACATTTTTCTCGACAAAAAATTGAGAAAAACTTTTCATTAAAATTATTCAGCTTGTTCAAAACCAGAATTGGCAAAATCTGCTTCGGTTGTGACATTGTAATAAACGTCTGAAACATAATCAGAAGCCTTTACAAGTTTCATAACCATCCAAGGAGAGAATTCAGTGTTTTGACACATATCACAAAGTCTTTTGCTATATTCTGCAAGTTTCTTAAGCTCTACAGTAATAGCAGACTTATCAATTTCTTCAGATTCTACAGCACCAACGGGTTCCATTTGAATAACCATAGCACCTTCATCTTCTTGAAGATCCATACCGGGATCGCCCTCAAATGACATATCGTTGTAATTCTCATACATCAAAGCTGCAATTGCTTCTTGATCGGATCTAGAATTCTTCATAACTATATTTAGTTACTTCTTTGATTTCTTCTTTTTCAATCTCCAATTATCGTAATAAGCTCTAGCAATTTCAAAAGGTGTGAAAGTTTCAACCGCTTCTTTCAATTTAACCCCATCACAATATTGTCTGAATTCTCTATCGCCCTCAACTGCGCAATTACTTATCTCTGATAATTCTTCTCTACTGGAATAGAATTTTCGGCAAAGTTTAAAATTGTCGGACGACATACCACCAGATTTTATATAATTCTGAAATTCTTTTACAAGAGACTTATCAGGATTATGCATATAATCGCTCACCAAATTGGTAATATCTTGAGTAAGTTCCGTCAACTCTTTTCCTGTAAGTTCAGGAATTTGATTTTTATAATTTTCTAAAAATAATAATTGTTCTTCAATATTCATATATCGATTATATAATAAATGGAAACAACATGTCAACTCAGAACCCTTGAAACTCTGGAAGTTTCTCATAGTCCTCGACAGTCATGATTTTTTTAGAAACTGAAAACGTGTCGCCAACGCTACAATTATCTAAAAATTCTGAAATTTCATCCACAACCACATAACATTCCTTGTCATATACTGTTGTTTCGTTTAGTGTAATCTTCCAAACATTTACTTTAGGTTTGGATTCATAATCATCTGCAATTTTATAAGCACAATCGGCACAATGCCAAGATCGCTTATTTCCTAGATAATAACAATTACATTTCTTACAATGAACTATATAATCTGGGTCATGGGATGACCACCCACCTAAATCTGGTCTTGGGTCAACTGGTTTGGTCTTTAATAATTTAGGATCTATATTCATACCTTTTCATCCAATTGAATCCACTCTTTATATTCCTTAGTTGGTGTATAAGGAAAATCCACATAAACTCTCGATTCCTTGTTAGTAAAATAAGATTTATAGGGTTCTGATTTATTATCATCAGAATACCACCGATACCAAACAATTCCTTCTATATCATAAGCTCTACCATCAGAATCCTTGAACACTCTGAAACACCTTTTATTTTGTAATGTAGGCTCACCATCATACATGCTCACATCCATCCATTCATCATCATTTCCAGTCAAGGGAGTTATAATATCAAAATCGGCAAGTTTTTTAAATGCGTTTAAAACATAACTTCCCGAATGTCCACTATGACCTTGACTTGAAAATGTAGCAAGTAGTTCTCTTAAGTTATCGCAAACCCATTTTTGTGATTCGTCAACATCTTCTTCCAACCATCCAGCAATTTTGAATTCTTCTTCGGCATGTGTGACTAAATTTGAATCATAAAAATTATCATCACATTTCTTAATTATTGATTTGGCATAATCAACGCCTCCAAAATTTAAAGCAATGTTATACAACTCATTTTTATAAGGATTATCGTATCTAATTTTAGGTTCTTTCTTTTCAGACATACCTAAATTAAATCACAACTTATTAAATTGTCAAATATTATTTAAGCTACCCTTCAGATCTTTTGCTTCGGTAGATGATCTGATAATACTCAAAATCGTCGGTAATACTTCCTCCCGAGCATTTGTAAATCTTTTCAACTTCATCACACTCTGTAAGTTGAGTAATATTTGTGCGTCTTCAGCACTTGGTGCGAATAATGCGGCATCAACCAAATCAGAAATATACTGATTTTCACCTTCAGAAGTCATTGGCATGGTTTCTTCGGGTGTCGGTTCTGGATTCTCAGTTACATCAGGTGATGGTTGAGCATTTAGATCTTGTTGTGGTTGTTCTTGACCACCATCTTCAAGTTCTTCATGAAACTGACGAATTAATTTTAAAGTTTTAGAAGTTTTCATTATAAAGTAATTTGTGGTCTGGTTTGAATTCTTTTAGCTGCGTCAACACCTTTTTTAATTCTTTCGGTTGCTGATTTATATGCACCTACTGCTTGTCCTGCGACTGCTTGGCGTTGCTTAAGTGCTGTTTTGGCTTGTTGAGCACTTGTCCCATATAACTTAGCAGCCATCCCTGTGAGTCCTGAAGCAGCCTTGGCACCTAAACCTTCAACTTCTTTTTCGATGTCATAATTACCAAAACCAGCATTAATATTTTCAGCTTCTTCTTCATTGTTTGAAACATTTACAGCGATGGTTTTTGTCCCGGTATCAATGTAAAGCATGTCAGTATCTTGAACCACTGAGACATTCACACCTTTTGATTTGAGAAAATCAATTAATTCCCATTTAGGATCAGACGAGTTTTCGGGTGAAAGTTCTTCACACAAAGTCAAAAATTTTGAGGACATACTGATATTTAATCAAAGAATCCAGCAAATGTATTGTCTGACATCGGTTGAACCGACATTATATCTTTGGCCAATAACTCTGGAAACGTTCTGTTGATGATCGACATCATAAAAACCCAAGCATCTGGATCTCTTCCTGCTTTGATATTTTCTTCTCGTCTTTTCTTCGACCTCCGAATTTCATCAGCTTTATGTTTGGCTAATTGTCTTTTGGTTGGTGGTCGCCAATGATCCCATAAAATTGATCCATCTTTGTAATATGTTCCCCAACCTCTTAAGAAGTCATGAATTCTTCCATTTTTATGAAGTGAAGCTATTCCGGTCGTCCCAACCTTTTCTCTATATCTTGGTTTCTTTCTCATTGCATTATCATCATCTTGTTTCTAATATCTTCAAAAAACACATCATCGAGATATGTTAATCCGTTTTGTGCGAAGTATCTCTTGATATGTTTGAATGTTTTTGGTTTTTTATCAAAATTAATGATTTGTTCGATTTTCTGAACAAGCTCTCCAGAATCCTTGACCAAACCTGCTGCAAAGTCATCAAAACTCATATCACATTCAACAATATCAAAACCAAAAATTGTTTTCGTCTTTTTGACAAGTTTATCTATGAAATTCTTCTCCATATTGATTGTATTTCTGAATAAAACCACTCGAAATCCTGAATTCTCCCCAATCAAATCACAAATCGAAATCAAAAAGCAATGAGTGTAAAGTCTTTTGTTGTTCGGTTTTGAGAAATCGAAGTTCAACCCCAATCCTAATTTTTGAGTCTCTTGATAAAATTTATAGTTTGCATATCCAAAAACTCTATTGATGTCAATGATTCTAATATTTGGAACTGTTAATAGAATCTGATCCAAATAGATGACATTGCTTTCATAAACTACTCTCATTTAAATTTAAGCTTAAAAGATTCTCCAGTTGGTGATTTTAGAATCTGAAATCCGATCAACGATTCACAAATTTCAGATTTGGATACATTGTGTATTATGGATCTGTTGTAGATAAATTTGGGATATCTACACCCATACAATTGTCTAAATACCTTATTTCGAATTTTTCTTTGGTGAAATCTGGTCATAATCAATCAATATCACGATTAAATCCAAAGTCAACCCAGAAGTTTTTGTATTTCTCCTGTAAATGCTTAGGGACAACACCTAATCTAACATTGATTATACCGTTCATTGCTTGATCTGAATTGATTACTCCGTGTGATAATTGGAACATTAATTCTAAGTAAGCCTGTTCCCATTTACAGGATGTTATTGCTAATACTTCTCTTATAAAGTTCTGTTTTCCGTGTTGTTCTATTTCTTTCTTAAACTCTTCAGATGATCCATAATATGATTGATAATCACTAGGTTTTGTTACTTTTCTTTTTCTAGTTTTTCCTTTCAATGGTGGTCTTTTTATAGTTGACCATAATTGTTTCTTACCAATGTAATATTTTCCTGTTATATTTGATGTTATTTTGTAAATTATCCCAAAATGTTCATCCTCATTCAAATTATCTGGTAATCCTATCCAATCACTCATCTATTAATTTATTAATCAACTTGACAATATCAACTATTATGGTATATTTTTCTTTTGTTATTATTTTATTTTTCAAATATATTCAATATATGACTTGACTTTTCTAATATTGGATTATACTTACAGGGTGGAGGGTGGGTTTAGTAGTAGTAATATTATTAATAATATTAGTTAATTAATAATACAAAATTTAAGCGGATTTCTTTGATTTCTTCTTTTTCTTGATCATTCCCTTACGAGTTTGAACTCCACCAAGTAATTTAGGGATTCTTTGATCACCAGTTGCATAGTCATCTTGATTTTCAAGTCTATTATGTGTAATAAATGGACCAAGCACATCAACTGATTCCATTTCATTGATCATTATTTGATCATAAATGTCACCTAAGTCTTTTTGTTCTTGAATTGTCAATCTTTTCATAAATTTATTTAAGAATTACTATTGACTATATTGAACTATGTGATAATATTAATAATAAATATGGAATTATTGAAGAGATACCAAGAACAGTATGAGGAATTTGTAAAAATTGACGACTTCAACTTAGAGTCCCGTGCTAAACGTGTTCCGGCAGAGAAACATTTTTGGGCAGCTAGGTTGATTGAAGCAAAAATTGAAAAACACAAACTTCTCAAGAGGAAAAAATTAACAAGAGAATCCACAATCAAGGATCTTCTAAAAGAATCTAAGGTAGCTCTTGTCTTAGATAAGAAAACTATCGAAGACATTGATAACTCGGATAAGATGGAATCAATTATGGAGAGTATCCAAGACCAAGAAATGTTGATTGAATTTTTGGAACTCCTGATGAAGAATGTTTCATTCATCGCCCAAGATATTAAAAATATAATTTTGATCAAACAGCTTGAGACTCAATAATGGTTAAATTTGATTATGATAAAACTTACAGAAAAGGTCGTCTCATCACTGATGAATCCACTTTAAAGTTCATTCGTAATCATTTCTCAATCAAAGATAAGAACGCAGCTTTTGTAAATCGTAAATCATTCGGAAGGAAAATTCCTGATAGAAAATATGCAGTTCAAGCTACTGGTTTATTTGATCTTGGATTACTTCAAGAGATTCGCAAATTTATTGTTGAAAAAAATTTGGGATCAGTTGAACACACTCAGCAATTAACTGACAGATTAAACTGCTCATATTCTTCTCAGGATGTCTTTGACGGGCTTAAGTATCCCGCACGATATTATGGAGTCGAAACAGTTTCAGAAGCCTTGAAGATAGGGTGTGGGACAATTGTATGGGGGACTGGTGGTGGTAAGAGTTTCTGTATGGCTCAATTAGTTGAAACCATCTACAGAAATGATAAAAATCTAAAATGTTTGATTGTTGTTCCGGGAACTTCGTTAGTCAATCAACTTATTCAAGATTTTACCGAATATGAAGTCAGCTTTTCCTATTCTGGATGGACTGGTAAGTTGAAATTACAAGACACAAACATAATCATTCTAAATTCAGAAAACCTGAATGCCAAATTTGGCGCAAACAAGTGGATCACTGATGTTGATCTATTGTTGGTTGATGAAGTTCATCGATCACATTCAAATTCCAATCTGGCAAAATTGATTAATAAAATTAAAACACCCAACAAATTTGGTTTTACTGGAACATTACCTCCAGATAATCTGGATCTTTGGAAAGTGATAGGAACTTTTGGTCCTGTGATTTATGAAAAGAGTAGTAAAGAACTTCGTGATGAGGGATTCATTTCAGATGTAAGTATTCGTATTTTGAAATTAATTCATCCTAAACGTAAAAAGATGAATTATCAGGATGAGATAAAATATCTTGTTGAACATGAAGGACGAAATAAAATTATCAGAAATCTTGTTAAGAAACTTGATAAAAATTGTCTTATTCTTGTTAATACTTTAGATCATGGTCACATTCTATCCAAATTATTACAATTTGAAGGAAAGGAAACTGTATTCATTCATGGTGAGATGTCAGTTGACGAAAGAGACGTAATCAAATCTAGAATGGAAATCGATAATAACATTATCTGTATTGCCATGTCTTCTATTTTTTCTACAGGTATCAGTATTAAAAATATTCATTATATTTTATTTGTAGCTGGTGGTAAAAGTTTCATTAGAATAATTCAATCAATTGGTAGAGGTTTACGCTTGCATTCTGATAAAAGTAGGTTAATATTATTTGATGTGTGTGATGATCTAAAATATTCAGATGCACATTTAGAAGAAAGAAAAATTTTTTATGATAATGAACAAATACAATTTAAAGAGACATCCATAAATTTATTATGACTGAATTAAAAGAACGAATTAAAAAACCATCACTTGAATATTTTGATACGCGAGAGGTTGTATCTGATGATACTCCAGAAAAAGTAAAACGTGGTAATATCCTTCCTAAAGATGCGAAAAAGCTTTTTTATGTAAACTCTAAAGAATTTAGAGCACAACTTGAAGAGTATTATAAAACTGATAAAATGACGGATGAATTAGCAATGAATATTGTTAAAATTGCAGAGGGGTTGAGTTATGGCCACTGGTTTATTGGATATACTCAAAGTTGGCGTGACGAGATGATCGGTGATGCCAAATTAAAAATGTATACAGCACTTGAATCAAAGAAATTTAAAATTGATTCAGAATTTAATCCTTTTTCATATTTTAATCAGATTGCTTGGCATGCGTTTTGTAATAGAATTAAAAAAGAAAAGAAACAACATGATGGTCTTCAGGAATACAAACAAATGCAGTATGAGGATCTTATGAATGAACCCGGATCACAGGGAAATATTTATGTCAGACCAATTTTAGAAGCTGATGAACACGATGATTGCGGAGACTGATAGAAATATTAAATTGGTAATGATAAAATGGATAAGACCATCAGATTATCATCCAAGCGGCTATTTTAGCGGAACATTTCATCAAAAATGTGAACCGTTTGAGGTTCCTCTAATCATAGATAAAATGAAGCAGAAGTGTTTAAATGAAGGATATGGAAGAGAAATTTTAAATATTGAGACTTTTACTAAAGATGTTTAATTACGAAAATATTGTAATTTCCATCTCAGCACTCTTGTATTTCTCGGTTGCTGTGACATACTGTATAAAAAGAGAGTATTCTTGGTCATTTACTTGGCTTTGCTATTCTCTGGCGAATATTGGATTAATTTTAGCAGCAAGAAAATAATGAACCTTGAAAAACTAAAGGAAAAAGCGACGGCATCAGAACTATCATTGATTGATACGGTTGAAAGATTGGTTAGAGAAGAATACGATATTCTTTCTATGAGAAAAGAGATACATACTGAAATAAAAAATCAAATCTATGATAGGGTTGGTGAGGTGTTAAAAACCTATAGATTGGTGGGAGAATGCACTAGATCAGATTATAGATTATCTTATCGTGAAAGTGATAAGTTGAGATCTTTGATGCATGAATTGGGTGATGCTGTAAGACTAGAACTTTCTGAAAATAATGATTAAACCAAAAGCAGCAATATTCTCGGATCTACACCTTGGAATTTATGGAAATTCTGAGCAATGGCACAAAGTTGCACTTGATTGGTGTGATTGGATTGTAAAAGATTTAAACGATAAGAAAATTAAGGATATTTTTTTTCTTGGTGACTTTTTCCACAATCGTTCAGAAATCTCTGTCCAAACTCTTCATGTAGCTGATTTAATTCTAAAGAAATTAAAGGATTTCCAGACAATTTTCATAGTTGGGAATCATGATGCATTCTATAAGAACCGTTCTGATGTTCATAGTATGGGTATTGTAAATGGGTATGAGAACTTCACACTTGTAGATTCTCCAAAAATCATTCAAGCTTTTGGAAAAGATCTGTTATTTGTTCCTTGGAATTGTGATTTACCCGATGGTAAATTTGACTTTGTATTTGGTCACTTTGAAATCCAAACATTCAAGATGAATAATTACAAAG